AATGCCATTTTATTCTCCTGTTATTTTATTTATTACGCTGTAGTGTTGGTGATTGTTGAGAAACTAACACCAGTACCAACCGCAATAAAGTTCAATTGGATAAAGTTTACAGAACGATTAGGTTGAATGTAAATATCACCAACAAACTGATTATTATTAACAACAGAAGGTGTGTTGTTAGTAGAATCACAAACAACTTGGAATGCAGTGATACCACGTTGTGCTTGTACTTGGCGTAGATATGGAGTAATCAAAGCAACAAATTGTGCCTGAGTAAACGCATCATTAAATTCAAACAATGAATATTGTGCAGCCTTAGAAATTGCTTTCTCCAGTACAATAAACAATCTACGTACATTGATACGATCAAATGCTGAAGGTTGTGTTTGCATTGTCTTATCGCCGAACAACACTGTACCTTGTCCAGGGAAAGAAGCAACTGGATTAACTGCAACTTGATACAATGCATCACGATTAGCTTGTGTTGGATTCCATGCTAGTTTGATAACATTCTTAATCACACCACGGTTGTAACCTGCTGGTGAGTACCATGGACTATTGTTTGTGTCTGTATATACACATAGACCAGCAATATCACCATTCATTGGTACCCAACGATATGCATTGTTGTAACGGTCGTACAAATATTTCCAACCAGAATCTGCAAAACCATATGAACCTGTTGGTCCACCAGTAACAGAAGATAGACCTTGCATCCAAGACACAACTTGAGATTGTTCATTTCCTGAGTTATTTACAACATTTGATTGTGGAGGAGAAACAAATGCTACAGCATCTTTTCTTGTTGCTGCAATATTAATTGCGTTAGTTTGAACAGCTGTATTTGTGTATGGACCAGTCATAATCAATGAGATTGATGTTTGAACTGGATCAGAAAAATATGACATTCCATTGATAATGTCAGCATCTGTTACAGAAACATCGGTACCGCCTGCTAAAGTGCCTGTGACTGAACCAGGCAATATTGCAAAATTTGTATTAGCAGAAATTCTGCCCCATGTGTTTGCTGCACCAGAAATTCCTGTTGTTGCATAATTTACTGGGTCTACTGCATAAATGTATTTTGAGTTATTAAAAATTGCATTTTTGTAATAGTTTGATTGTCCATTAGGATCCATACTATCGAAAGCTTTTGATAGATATGAGAATGTTTCTAAAACAGTGCCTTTTGTTCCACTAAACAAACCACCAGTATCAACAACAGCTATATGCAATTGGTCATTTGCGCCACCAGCTTGAGCTACTGAGTATGTTGTATTTGGTTGTGAATTAAAGAAACCTGCCAACGCAACGTTAGCATAATTTACATTTGCTGCATTGTATAGAGCAATATTCCATGATGCATATGCTGTATTTGATGCACCAGAGTCAATAACAGATACTGTCAATGAACTACCAAGAGCACCTGGATAACGAGCCATGAAAGCACCGTATGTATTTCCAGCACCATTTGGCAAATATGTATATTGGAATGCATCGCTATTTGCGACTTGAATTTGTGCATTGGCATTACTGGTTGCATTGAATGAGTTTGCATTTACTGCACGAACAATTTGAAGATTATTTCCATAAGCTAAAAAAGACGCCGCGGTAAACCATGATGCTGCACTTGCGCTATCAACGCCAGGTTCTCCAAAAGTGGATATTAATAGATTTTCATTACTGATTGAAATTATTTTCTTTGCTGGGCCCCAGTTAAAAGCACCTGCATAAGCACCGGCTGTAGTTAAAACCGAAGGAACAACTGTTGTTAAGTTGGTTTCGGTTGTAATTACACCTGGAGATAATTGAGCTATTTGCGCCATATTGATCTTCTCCTTGAATTATTCTGTTATAGGTACATTGCACCATCTGAATATTTATGAATCATTATTTTTATAGATTTTTCATTAAATCTCGGACGAACGATCCATATGTATCTCCTCCAGGACTTGCATCCCACAAATCACCATCAATTAATTCCAAAGACATTTCCATGCTTTCATCCAAAATTGGTGCAGGTAAAGTCTCATCATCTACCTGATTCATATTTTCTAACTGCATTTGTTTACGGATGTCGTGGTCAACAATTTCTTTGAAATATTTTTGTGTGGTTGCCCAAGCAAAAAGTATCAATGATGTAACTAAATCATCATTTGATCCTTCATCTGCTGCAAAAGAATTGTTTTTTGCAATAAAAGTGGTTAATTCTGAAATAGTATCAAAATCATTCACTATCAACTTATCACTTTCGATTAACATTTTTAAATTGGAACAACCAATTCTCTTTACTTGTGGTGACATTTTAATACCCAACTGTACACCTCTTGCAAATCCTGCACTCAATTGTTGCGGCCTCTTGTTGCCCGTAAATATCTTCCACAAGTTTTCATACTCTAATTCTGAGTGTAATGTCTCTGCAATTTGTGGTGTATTGTTTATTTCCACCAAAACATACGCATCATTATACATCCTTGCAACATTATAAATGACTGTTGGAAATAAAACTGGTGAAATTGATGAGCTATGATATGATGCAACCTGTTTGTATGGTATTTTTGATATGTCGAATACAGAAAATGCAGACGAGTCTAAGTTTTTACCTTCTGAAACGTCAACAGTAATTGCATACAAATGATCTCTTGCAACTCCTGTGTCTGTATCTTCAATGATTGGTTTTTCATAAATTTTGACCTTATCGTGTTCATAAACAGGATCAAAGTAAACCATTTGCTGAAGTTTTTCACCTGAAATAAGTGTATTTGTAGAACCCAAGAATTCACATTCAAACTCTTGTCTAAACTGTTCAAGTGAAGTATTGCGTATTGTTTCTTCTTTCCATTTCTCATCACGACCTGGAACCATAGACCAGTGAATTGAGAATGTCTTGTATCCGTTTTTCTTACCAATTGCATCCATCCACAACTTGTAGAATAGATTCATGCCGTTTGGTGTAGACACAATAATAATCTTTGTGGATTTACCAGATGAGATAACAGGATAAACTGAGTTGAAGAATTCGTTTGCAATGTTTGCAGGAACGAACGCAAACTCATCTAAAAATACTACGTTAAATGATCCTCCACGAACCGCAGATGATGAGGTTGACGCCGCAATAATCTTAGAACCATTCTCTAGTTCTACGTTACCTTTATTCCAAACAACAATACCTTGTTGTAACCACATAGGAAGATTTTCATATGCTAGTTGGTATTTGGCCAAAATGTCTCTTGCAAGAGAACCTTTGTTAGCAAGAACTGCAATGTTTTGTGAATCTGTAAATAGAGTTAACCAAAGCAAGTAAGCAACTGATGTGGTAGTTTTACCAACCTGACGAGGACATTTAGTGATTGCAAATCGATTTTCGTGAAATAACTTAATCATGTCTTTCTGAAAATCCCACATCTTGAAAGGCATCAAACCTTGGTCAACGTTAACAATCTTGATGTAGTTGGCTGCAAAATAGACCGGGTCTTTTGCACACTTCATGTATTCTTCAACTTGTTCTTGGCTATATTTTAGCTGAACACCTATACGCTTGAGTAATGGATTATCTCTATACGAATCTTTATTGGTTGCCATTATTACTCTTGATTAATTTATTCAACTCAGATGTACTGCCAACAAATATAGCTTTGTCAATGTGTGTTGAACCTGATGGTGCATTCTTTTTATCCATCTCACGCATCTGTTTTTGTACTGCAAGAAGTTCTTTATTTGCATCAACCACATTTTTTAATAGTGTTCCATACACCTCAAATGCTCTTGGGTGCTGGCCTGCTTTTGCAATCTGAAGTATTTCTTCCATTGCATCTTTACCTTGATCGATTAAATCTTGTAGATTTGATTTGGTTTGTTCGTATGCATCCACCAAATCATCTTCAAGATTTGTGTCTATCAATTCTGTTGTTGATTTTTCTTTTGGTACAACCGGCAATTCAGCCTTTGGTGAAATATCAAATATTTCTTCCATACTTTTTTCAAACTTATTCATCAATATTAATATTCAGTTATGTTGGTTGTATATGTATATGAACTATTAGCGTTAGCAGTTATTGGATTTGGAGTGATTGTTATTTTGCTAAATTGTTTTGGTGTTACAGTATAACTATTGAATTTCCAGTTAGCATTTGATTCTAAACCAATCAACGCAGTATTGGAAACAAAATTTCCTTGTAGATTTGAAACTGTCAATTGTGTATTTGCTGTATTCCAAGATACAACTTGAGCTGATGCGGTAGACATTGCACCAGATGCACCTTGATAAACTGTTTCACCAATCTTGAAGTTGCCATTGCCGCCAGTATTCAATTTGAAAGTCACAAACTGACTAGTTTCAATATCATTCATAATGTTTGTAATTGAAGTCTTAATTAAACCAGCGGTAGATGTTGCACCAAAGATGAAACCTTTAACTGTAAAGTTTAGTATCCAGATAATCATTCTTGTATCTGAATCTCTATCACCTTCAAAAGTTACTTCATAGTTTGTACTATCTAACACAATAGGAACTTCTTTTATGATTCCCATTTCAGGAATCATATTCACTTTGATTGTATAATCTGGTGCAAAGAATGGTAAAATGTGTTCAATGATTTGATTACCATCTTCAATATTTCTTACATATAAGTATAAAGAAAAATCAAAATCATAAGGAACAGGAACATACTGTGAATTGACGAGTGATGCATTTTGATGAAATTGTTTGATGTTTGTTATTTGTTTTCTCGATGCATCATATTTTAACCCATTCATTTCATATGACATTCTAGGCAATGTCATCATTACTTTTTTGTCAAGGTTTGGATCGCCTTGTAGACGCATCACATATAGCTCTTTTGTTGCATAATCTAAAGGAACAATAAAACGTTCTTGTTCGGTCAAATCTGGATTGTATCTGACTAGAGTGATGTTGTTAAACAAGTCACCAAAAGCAACTGTCAACTTACGAATCATTCTATTATAAAATACATTTGCCATTATAGACCACCAATCGGATTGGTTTCTGAAGTGTTGACATAAGTGTTTGCAGCAGTTTGTATTGTCTTGTTATCATATGGCTCTTTGATTGCAGGAGACTCCAACGGATCAAAAGTTGATAACAAGTATCTTGCATTACTTGTAACACCAATGATAGTTGAACCATCAATAAATTCACCTGCAATATTTGTCACAGATAGTGTACTTGAAGAGGGTATCCAAGATTGAACTGTACCAATCGTAAATGCATTTGCATATGTATTGTCGTTCGACTGAAATACCAATTCTTTTATTGAGTATGTTCCAGTTCCTGTACCAGTATTCAAATGAATTGTATACGCAGAATCTGTAACTGCTTGATCGATATCTGTAACACCAGTTGCAATAACTTCTTGTGAATACTTGAATTTTTCCATTTGCATTTCATAAAAATATGGATTCTTTCTTCCCAATTGGAACCCATCTTTGTTTTGATCTACGAATTTAATTTCATACAATTCACCACCACCATTCAAGAAAGGTACATAAATTAAATCACCTTCTCTTGGTCTTGTCATTAAATTTTGTGGTACTCTTTGCTGAAATGCTCTGCGAGAAAGAATTACACTAACTTGATTTCGTATTTCTAAACCAAACTTAGAAA